CTTAAAAAGTATTCCGCCTGCGGTAATTAAAGAACGCATCATGGCCGGTAAAAGTATGGTTATGAACTTGCCAGAATACAAATTCGTATGTTCAAGTATTGTAGGAGGCATTCCTAGCATTGCTACAGGACTGGCACTGGCCGCCAAGCTTCGCGGTACAGATGAACATGTATGGTGTTGGACTGGTGATATGAGTGCCGAAACAGGGGCCTGGACTGAAGCCTACAAATATGCTCAAGCACAAGACTTGCCAATTACATTTGTTGTAGAAGACAATGAACTAAGTGTGTTGACTCCTACACACGAAATGTGGGGAGTAGACAAGTGGTATCTACCTGTACAAAACAGAGTTTGGTACGAAAGTAAACATTTAATCTATTACAAATATAAAAATCACAAGTATCCACACGCAGGTGCTGGAGTAAGGGTACAATTTTAATGACCACACAACTGTACAATCAACAACTCAAAGCGGCAATGAATTGGATTGCCGCACAAGATCGTGTTATGATTCTAGGGCAAGCTGTTTGTTATGCTGGCACCGGTTGTTATGAAAGCATAACAGAAGTACCTGCTGATAAAAAGATGGAGTTTCCTGTTGCTGAGAACTTTCAAATTGGTGTAAGCACAGGAATGGCAATTAATGGCATGGTGCCTGTTAGCGTTGTTCCAAGATGGAATTTTTTATTAAATGCTACAGATCAAATTGTTAATCATCTTGACAAAATGGAATCAATGAGTAACGGACGTTGTAGGCCCAAAGTCATTATTCGTGTGGCCAAGGGCAGTGAAAATCCCGTTGACCCTCAAGACCAACACAAAGGCAATTTTGCAGACGCATTTAGATTAATGTGTACGAACATTGACATTGTAGAGTTACATCAGCCAGAAGATATCCTGGCCGCATACCAAACAGCCTACGCCAGTGAGCGTAGCACAATATTAGTTGAATTTCCAGATTACGGTAAATGAGAATATTATTAACGGGCGGCACTGGATTTATTGGTCGCTACCTTAAACAACATCTCAAACATGATGTTATTGCACCCGCTTCAAAAGAAATTAATCTTTTAGATTTAAATTCAGTAACTGAGTTTTTAAAATCACAACAATTTGATGCTGTTGTACATTGTGCTGTAGTCGGTAGAGAAAATGTAAGTGCTATAGATGCTAAGATTGAAGAAAACAATCTGCGTATGTTTTATAATCTAGCTGTCAATAGAGAATATTACGATAAGTTTATTAATTTTGGCAGTGGTGCAGAGTTTGATATTGACACTGATATATGTGAAGTGCCCGAAGAAGAAATTTGGACCAGGAATCCCAAACACAGTTATGGGCGTAGTAAAAACATCATAGCCAAGTTTGTACAAACCATACCAAATTTTTACAATCTACGAATTTTTGGTTGTTTTGACAGCAGTGAAAGCGACCATCGCCTGCTAAAATTGTTTGTTAAAAAATGCCAACTCAATGAACCTCTATTGATTCCAAAGGACCGTTTGTTTGATATGGTCAGTGCTCAGGATCTATTGACTGTAGTTGAAGCTGTTTTGGCTAAACAAATACATGACAACAACCTAAATATAGTGTATAATAAGAAATATCATCTTAGTGAGATCGTAAAAATGTATGCACAGTTACACAATCTAGATAGCGAGTTAATTCAAGTATCTGGGCATGATGTAAAATCATACACCGGTAACGGAACTCAACTGAATCAGTATCAACTGCCGTTATTGGGCTTAGAACAATCTCTTAAAGTTTATAAAATATGAAGAAAATCTATTACTCCTGGCACGATGTTGAACGCCAGACCCAGGAGATACTACGACAACTACAGCGTGATGCCTGGATGCCCGACTATGTGGTAGGGCTTACTCGTGGTGGGTTAGTTCCAGCTAATCTAATCAGTCAATACTTGGAAGTTCCAATGGAAACTCTTAAAGTAAGTTTACGTGATAGCGAGCATGCAGAATCAAACTTATGGATGTCCGAAGATGCTTATGAAGGCAAGCGTATTCTTATTGTTGACGATATCAATGATTCGGGTGCTACTCTAAACTGGATCAAGGAAGATTGGCGTGGTAGTTGTTTACCAGATGCTCCACGGTGGCATGAGGAAATTTGGGGGCAGAATGTTCGTGTTGCTGTGCTAGTTGACAACGAAGCAAGCAAGAGTGAATTAAATGTAAGTTACAGTGCTGTCGGTCTAAATAAAGCCGAAGAAGATTGTTGGATTGTGTTCCCATGGGAAGATTGGTGGAAATGAAAATACATTATAGAAAAACTAGTTTATTAGAAGAAATGCAAACTGCTATTAGTAATAGCAAAGATCCAATTGATTATTTTGAACTAACGCCAGAAGAATTTAATCAACACTTTAGTAGTTTTGATAAATCATTTCAAAAAGATAATTCCGTACAATATATGTTTAGAGGCGTTGTAATAAAGGTTAACAAATGAAAATTAAAGTAAGCGAAATATTTTACAGTCTACAAGGCGAAGGCCGCTTTGTTGGAGTGCCCAGTGTGTTCTTGCGCACTTATGGTTGTAACTTTACCTGTAGTGGGTTTGGGTGTAAACCCGGTGAAAAGAGCACCGGAGCAGACGACGTAGCAGAAATTGTTCATATGTATAATGACTTCTTAGAGTTGCCACTGGTCGAAACAGGGTGTGACAGCTATGCATCGTGGCATCCAGCATTTAAACATCTAAGTCCTAATTACACTACAGAGGAATTAGTAGATCGAATGTTAGCACTAACTCCAAACAATCAGTGGGTACAGAATAACGGCAATGATGTTCACTTGGTTATCACAGGTGGTGAACCCTTACTAGGTTGGCAACGTGCTTATAAAGAATTGCTGAGTCACCCACGCATGGCAGACTTGCGTAACATTACCTTTGAAACCAATGGTACTCAATTGTTACAAGAAGATTTTTGTGCATTTATTTCTTGGTGGCAGGAAGAGCAACCTGGGCGCGAGGTTACATTTAGTGTCAGTGCCAAGTTGAGTGCAAGTGGCGAAACTTGGGAAGATGCTATTCGACCCGAAGTTGTAAGTATGTACCAAGTATATGGACACACATATCTTAAGTTTGTTGTTGAAACAGTAGAACATGTTGATGAAGCTGTTCGTGCTGTAGATGCTTTCCGTGCAGGTGGGTTTACTGGTGTTGTTTATCTAATGCCGCAAGGCGGTGTTGTTGATCCATACGAAAGTAATAAACTAAACATTGCTAACATCTGCTGTGAACGTGGTTTCAACTATAGTCCGCGCTTGCATGTGGACTTATGGGGCAACGGGTGGGGCAAATGATAGAAACTCAAAAAAGAACTATTGCTAGGATGATCAGTTATAGATTAACTGCTTGGTCATTTACAATCTTTTATACTTGGTTATTTACAGGTAATGTTGCCGCGGCAACAGGATTTGCCACGGTGTTACATATTTTATTAAGCATTGATTATTACATACACGAACGCATTTGGCTTAAAATCAAATGGGGCATAAAGTAGTGTGGCCAGGATTTACTTATAGCATGCCTATAACAGGAATGGATCAACAAGACGATTCATTTTATCGTAAAGCCAACTGGCAAATAAAGTTTTTGTTTTGGCCACAGCGATGTGCGTTATCAAATAAACTGTTATGGTTATGTCATGCGTACGAAGGAACAGCCGTGTGGACCGGGCCCGGCGATCCAGTGTTTGAATTTAAGTATCACAATTTACAACAACATCTAATATGGAAATTAAAAGGATATTAAAATGACGTTACACAATCAAATTACAGCCTGGATCAAGGATTACGCCAACAACGCCAACATGAAAAGTTTGGTGGTAGGTATCAGTGGCGGAATTGATAGTGCGGTGGTCAGCGCATTGTGCGCCCGCACAGGATTGAATACTATAGCAGTAACTATGCCTATTCGTCAACGCCCTGACTTACACGATCTTAGCATGCGCCAAGGTGCTTGGTTAGCAGAACGTTTTGATAATGTACGCCATGACATTATTGATTTAACTTCGACCTTTGACGAATTTGAGCAACGTCTTGCTACCTACCCAAACTTGTTGGGCTTGGCCAATAGCCGTAGTCGACTACGCATGGTCACCTTGTATCAAATTGCTCAAACAGTCACAGGACTTGTAGTAGGCACAGGCAATAAAGTAGAAGACTTTGGTGTGGGATTTTATACCAAGTACGGAGATGGCGGTGTAGATATTAGTCCTATCGCTGACTGTTACAAAACAGAAGTATGGCAAATGGGCCGTGACCTGGGTGTACTAGATGATATTATCAATGCGGCACCAACTGATGGCTTATGGGATGATGGGCGCACAGATGAAGATCAATTGGGTATGCCCTATGCTGATTTAGAAGTTGCTATGCGTATGGACCTAGGCGAAATTACAACAGACGAGCCTTCGTTAGTGGCTAATTTATTAAAATATCGCACTATTCGTAGTCGTAGCCTACACAAAATGAATCCTATTCCTGTGTTTAAAAAATAATAGCCAACGTTTCAAACTCAGATAAATTAGTCTGTAGCACTCAATATTATCTCAAGGACTAAAATGAAAAAAATAGGATTTATTGGCATTGGCAAGTTAGGTCTTGACTGTGCAGAAGTATTTGCTGAAAAGCACGAAGTTCGCGGTTATGACATTTACCCACGCACTAGCAACACGGTAAATGTTTGTAGTATTGAAGAGCTAGTTAACGAAAGCGAGTGGATCTTTATTGCTGTTCCAACACCACATGCTGAAGGATACGATGGCAGTGTGCCATCGAGCCACATGACTCCTCGAGATTTTGGACACGATGCGGTTATTGACGCTATTAATAAAGTTAATCAATACGCTACAAGCCCTAAAAAAGTAGTGTTAATTTCCACAGTATTACCAGGAACAACTCGCAACAAGTTTGTTCCATTATTGGATACTAAACACGAATTTGTGTACAATCCTTACTTGATTGCCATGGGCTCAGTCAAATGGGATATGGTCAATCCAGAAATGATTATGTTGGGCACCGAAGATGGCAACCTAACCGGAGTTGCTGGTGAACTGCGAGACTTGTATGAAACAATCATGCAGAATAATCCACGCTACGAAATTGGCACATGGGATGAGTGCGAAGCTATCAAGATTTTCTACAACACATTTATTAGTGCCAAGGTCGGGCTTGTAAACATGATCCAAGACTTTGCTATGAAAATTGGCCACATTAACGTTGATGTGGTTACAAATGCGCTGGCACGGTCAACTATGCGAATCATGGGTCCTAAGTACATGACAGCCGGTATGGGCGACGCCGGCGCTTGCCATCCACGTGATAATATTGCGTTACGTTGGTTGGCTAGTGAATATGAAGTAGGCTACGACTTGTTTGATACTGTTATGCATGCCAGAGAAATACAAGCAAAAAACTTGGCATTGTTCCTTGTTGATCAAGCACAAAGACTTAGTTTACCAATTGTAATTCACGGCAAGGCCTACAAGCCCGACGTTGAATATTGTATTGGTAGTTACTCGACCTTGGTAGGATTTTACATCCGAGAAGCTGGCTTACCTGTTGTATATGTTGACCCGCTGGCAGATGATCGCACAGGATGTTTAGATACCATCGATGGTCCTGCGGTATTTTTGTGGGCACATAATCGCAAGATCACTTACGAATATACCGGTAACACACCCGACACACAACCCTACTGTGAAATACAGTCAGGCAGTGTCATAGTTGACCCATGGCGTAAGTTGCCATTTGACATGACCGGTATCGCTGTGTTACACTATGGCAACACTAGAACTTAAAGGATAGTATGGGATTATTTGATCGATTTCTAAAAAAGAAAAAACCCGAAGTCAAGGCAGAGCCAAAGCCTAAAAAAGTAGAAAAGACCGAAAAGGAATTGGCTACCGAACGTGGCGAACCGTGGGTTAATATTCTTAGTATGGAAATTGATCCTGAGAACATGCAAAACGGCGCATTTGAATTAGACTGGAACGAAAAATTTGTAGCTAATCTTGTTCGTGCAGGATATCAAAAAGGTCCTAAAGATACCGATTCTGACATAGTGGATCGATGGTTTACTGCTGTGTGTCGTAACGTAGTTCTTGAAACTTATGAACAGTACGAAGCAATGAATCCAGAACGTGATCGTGTAGTCAAGACTCGCAACATCGGTGATGGTCGGAGTGAAGTCAGTTGATTTTAGCCATTGGAGATAGTAACTTATATCCAAGTTGCACCGAGACAGATCAACAACCAGTTGACCTTACAAATATGGGTCCAGTGTTTAGTAAACAAATGGGCCAAGACTTCAAGTGCTGGAGTAAAAATGGTGCCAGTAATTACTGGATTGAAACACATATTGAATACTTTTTAGCCGATACAAGTAAGATCAAAGATCCATTTTTATTCATCGGTTGGACCAGCACCGAGCGTGAAGAGTGGCCTTGGTTATATAATAATATATCAGTATGCGGAGGTCCTGACTTTGGAATTCCAGAGCCAATGAAGGCCCGATACGAACAATGGAAGAACACATTGACTCGAGACTACATGCAACAATGCACAAACCTATGGCATGATAAAATACATCAGATGCATTTAAAACTACTGGATCTAAAAATTCCACACTTGTTTTGGACCACCTACGATAATTTTAAATCTATTAGCAATCATGTAGACTGGCACGGAAACTTTTACAAGCCCTATGATCCCAACGGATGTATGGCCAGGTTTTTTGAAATAAACAATATACCGGCCAACAACGGCGATACATTTCATTACGGTCCTGCGGCACAAGCGGCCTGGGCCACCGAACTAAGCAATTACGTTCAAAAAATATTATGATGTTATATGTCAATGGTGACAGTCACACAGCGGCTGCAGAAGCAGTCAACGTACATGCCTTTGCCGAAGACGATGTTGCGTTATTTTATTTAGGTCGTGCACCACATCCAGAAAATCTTGCAGTCAGTTGGGGAAAGGTATTAAGTCTTACTCTAAGAGCAGGATTTCGATGTGATGCCGAAAGTGGCAGTTCAAACGCTCGAATTATACGCACCACACAAGAGTGGCTAGCAGGTGGTGGGCATGACCATCCAGATCAGTTGGTAATTATACAGTGGAGTACCTGGGAACGAGAAGAGTGGCTACACCATGACACTTATTATCAAGTTGGTGCTAGCGGTATCGACCATGTACCACCGGACTTGCAAGAAAAATATAGAAACTATGTGCTTGGTGCCGATTGGAGAATCAAAACCAAACAAGCACATCAAGAAATTTGGCAGTTTCATACTGAATTAAAAGATCAAAATATTAAACATATTTTCTTCAATGGCAACAATGATTTTGGTAGTATTACCGATCGTAAAGATTGGGGAGTTAACTATATTAGCCCATATGATCCTACCCAAACTTACAATGCCGTAATTCGGTCAAAAGGCATAGACACAGTCATGCCCAATTCATGGCATTTTGGTAGAGATGGACATTCTGCCTTTCATCGTTTTATTCTAGACTACATTATTAAACACAAATTCGTTTGACTTTACTGTGCAGATATGCTATACTGTTAGTATGAAATATGTTCTTATAGATACTGCTAACTTATTCTTTAGAGCCAGGCATGGGGCATTTCGTGCCAGCGACACTTGGGAAAAGGTAGGATTTGCCCTACATGTTACCTTGATGGCCGCTAACAAAATGGCACGTAGATTTGAAGCCGATCATGTGGTCTTTGCCTTGGAAGGGCGTAGTTGGCGTAAAGACCACTACAAGCCCTATAAAGCCAACCGTGCTGTGGCTAGGCAAGCTCTAACAGAAGCAGAAGCAGACGAAGATAAAATGTTCTGGGAAACATATGATAATTTGACTAAATACTTGAGTGAGAGGACCAACTGTAGCGTATTACGGTGTCCTACCGCAGAAGGCGACGATATTATAGCTCGCTGGATCGCTTTACACCCCCAAGACGAGCATGTGGTAATTTCAAGCGACACTGACTTTGTACAGTTGCTTGCTGAAAATGTTAAACAATACAACGGCATTACCGATGAATTACACACTATAGAAGGAATCTTTGATGCCAAGGGCAAAGCAGTCATTGATAAAAAAACTAAAGAGGCCAAAAAAATCCCCGACCCACAGTGGTTACTTTTTGAAAAGTGCATGCGAGGTGACTCCTCCGACAATGTGTTTTCGGCTTATCCGGGTGTTCGTACGAAAGGGACAAAGAATAAAGTTGGTCTCTTGGAAGCATTTGAAGATCGAGCAAAGCAAGGATATAGTTGGAACAACATGATGTTACAACGTTGGACTGATCCCGATGGCGCAGAACATAGAGTGTTGGATGATTACGAACGTAATAGAACATTGATAGATTTAACCGCCCAACCAGAAGAAATTAAACAAGTAGTAGATGCTGCAATACGTGAGCAGATTAGTCACAAGGACATTGGCCAAGTTGGTGTGCGCTTTATGCAATTCTGTGGCAAGTATGAATTAAACAAATGCAGTGAAAATGCTGAAAGTTTTGGACGTTGGATGAATGAAACTTACAAGGGAGTATTAAATGGCTAAAGATTTTTTCTGGACTGCAATAACATTTAGTATTTTACTTGGGTTACTGGCTTTGGTATTTTGGCCCAGTAGTAAAAGCAATGTAGTTATTGTAAAATATGATTGCAGTCGGCTCATCGGAGGATGGCATCCTGATATACCTCTCAAGGTACAGGAAGAATGTAGAAAAAGGGAGTTAACCAAATGACATTAATAGCACTACCAGTAGTAGATAAACAATATTGGATTTTAAAAGAAAACGATCGCAAGGTCGGCAATGTAGAAGCCTGTAATGGTGGCTACCAGGTCAAGATCAATCATCAGGTTGCACAGTTTAAAACAATTAAATTGGCCGCTCGAACTGCCAACATTGAATTTGAGCCGGCGCCTAAAATTGCCAAACCTAAAATAAACATAGATCAAATCTACGGCTACGCTGTGGCCGGCCGTGTTTATAATCCTGTATGGAATGTTGCACAACAATTACCAGTCTATACCAAAACCAGCAAAAGCAAAAGTTGGTTTGCCGCTGGTTGGTACAATGTTAAAAAAGGTCGTCATTGGCGAGCAATGCTGGCTCCCAAGTTAATTACACTACAACGATATCCTTACCAGGGGCCATTTTATACTCAAGAGGAAGCCGATAACAATGACTGAAATGACAAATCCATTTAGAGATCAAGCACGATTTATGAGCCTGTGCGGACAGAGTGTAGGTCAAGAGAACATCGCACAATACAAACTATATCTTGATCTAATCAAAGAAGAAGTTCAAGAACTAGAAGATTCAACAACTCGCACAGACGATCTTGATGCACTAATTGACATACTTGTGGTCACTATTGGTGCCATTCACAGTGCTGGCTTCAATGGAGAAGCCGCATGGCAAGAAGTAATGCGTAGTAATTTTGCCAAGATCGATCCTGTTACTGGCAAGATTCGCAAGCGTGGCGATGGCAAGATTCTCAAACCCGATGGTTGGACTCCGCCCGACTTGGCACCGTTTGCCAAGTTGCCAGAATGAGCATGCACTTACAAAAGTTTGTTGACCGGGTACGTGGACATGAAGCCCGCGGTGCCAAGGACTTTATAATGACCATGGCCGAAGCCAAAGACATGCATGCTGATATCACTAGACTGTTGTTAGAACTGTATGATCTACGTGAGCATGTTAATAAATCTGTAACCGAAGAGGTAATAACAGTACAAGTAGGTGGAGGCTCATTCTAAATATACCTATATTTCTAGATAAATAAAATATAGGAATATAATGCTATGAGCCGACCAAAACCCAGCGTACTAATTGAATACACCAACAAAGTCACATACAAGACTGAACAAGTTTTAGCTAGTGAAGGTGTATGGGCTGTGTTTTTTGAAGCCAAACCTATCAATCTAAAAACATCAAACATGCTGGTCCAATATCCAGGCCCTAAATATAAAAAGGTTAGTTTTAGTAATCCAGGGCATGCTAAGAACCTAGCCAAGAAACTCAACACCCAATTTAAGACCGACAAGTTTACTGTGGTATTATTAAAGACAGGCGACCAGGTTTATCCTTGATGTGCGTGACAAGAAAAAACTTACCGAAGAACTTGTATTACTGTTGCCCGAAGAGCAACGCATAAGCCACAAGACCGCATTTGGAGCCTGGTGGTATAATTTACGCAGTACCGGAGGAATGCGATTAACTGCTGTGGGCTACCACGCATTTGTTGAGCAGTTGGATTTGGAACATTACTCATATCCCGTAGACAATCCCTTGTTGTTTACGCAACAGACCATTTTAAAGTTGGATCGTAAAATGCAAATGCCTTACTATATTCATGCAGTAAAAGGCATGCCCAAACGGATCATATTCTTTGGTAGCAAGGAAGCAGTCATGGTAAATCTTTACGGAAACCTACAGCAATTTCTTGACAATTACCAGCCCTAGTGTTATACTGTAGGTCAGGGCCGTTAGCTTAATGGTAAAGCGTTCGACTCATAATCGAAGGAGTGATAGTTCAATTCTATCACGGCCCACCAAACATGCTAAATAGTATGACTGTGGAACAGCAAAAGAAACCCGTCGACAAGTATTACTATTCTGAACAAGAATGGGATCGTTTAGGTTGTGGTAAGTTACCAGCAGAACGCGATCGTAATCGATTGCAAGATGCTCATGCAAAAGGTAATCCTAAGATTGACGGCAAAGCTGTAAAAGGCTATAATTAGCAATCACATTTAATTTAAAAGGAAGTAAAGCAGTATGGCATTTGGTAAAGTAAAATGGTTTAATGACGCAAAAGGTTTTGGATTTATTACCCCAGACGGTGGTGGAGACGATTTATTTGCACATTTTTCAGCAATTAATATTAATGGGTTTAAAACCCTCAAAGAGAATCAAACAGTAACATTTGATGTTGTACAAGGCCCAAAAGGCCAACAAGCGTCAAATATTATGCCCGCATAAGTAATATTTTTACTATTTGATAAGTAATAGAGTATATAACAGGAGTTTTACAATGACAACAATTGCAACAGCATCATTTATAGCAAGCTACGAAACCACAGTAACGTTTGGTAGAACAATAACAAATAGCGAAGTGGCTCAACTTAATGCAGTAAGAACAACTGCTATCAGCGCCGGACGTCAATGTTCAACGGCTATCAATATCGACGGAACAAATATTACTTACTGGGCCAGTGCCGACGATGCAAACTCGTATACAGCCGTTGCAAACGCATTTTCACCAGCACCGACCACCGCTTGCGTTGTTACCGCAGTTTAAGTAATAGGTAAAGAATTGTTGTAATTCCTTCGTAGTGAAGGCACTGTGGACGGGAGTTCGATTCTCCCCGGGTCCACCAAAAGCGTATTGCAGGTGCAAGAACAACGCAGAAATGTGTTTGTTGATCTGGCGACTTGGAACGACTCACTCTTGTTCGCGTTACAATATGCTTTTGATGGGCCCGACCGGTTTCGACATGGTGAGATAGCGAAAGAGGCAACACAGTAGGCGATGACTGTAAATCAAGCAAAACTCGTAAATGCAAAAGCAAATACAGGCGAAGTAACTGTTTCTGGTAAGAACGTCAAGT